GCCCCATTTTGTACAGATAAATCAGGTCGTTATTTGTTGGCCAAGGCGGCCTTGTACTCCTCATAGCGGGGCGGCAGCTCTTCGAGCTCCTCGTTCCACTCGGTGCGTGTGCTTAATACAATATTATAAATAGGTAGAGAAAAGCCCAGGCGCACAGCCTGGGCTTTGTTGTTTCGCTGTAAGCGCGTCACAGATAGGCGCGCAGCGCAGCAATAATTATTTCGTTTCGGCTCATATTATGCTCTACTTTGTAGGCGTCCAACTTATTCAGCAGACTACTGTTTAGGTAGGCGGCCACCTGGGTTATATCGTCGCCAACGGCTCCAAAGGTTGCCTCGTAGTCGTCGCCGTCCATGTGTTCCTCTGCCCA